CAGTAAATCAGCTTGCGAGCGGTTCGGATGCCAGCGCTTGCCGTCTTTGCCTGCGATCCAACCGTGACCGTAATGCATGCCGGGACTTTGCTTGACTAGTAGTGACGCGAATGACGGTTCACTTTTCAGCATAAGCACCTCAAATCAGACCGAATGACGCGCCAATACCGCTCATGGTATCGACCACGCTCGTCATAGCTGGATTAGTCTGTAAACGGGCATGCAGCGCCAGTGCCGACAAAGACAACATGCGAATACCAGAGTTAACGCTTTCAATCATGGTGTGTTTACGGGCAGAGGTCAGACGTTCATCAGATGCTGCGCCGCTCGCCAGTTCGCCGAGTTCACGCATTGCACGCATTACATAAGACTGCAATTTGTCTTTAGCCAGCTCATTAACCGGCACGCATGGCAGGCAGTGAATCTGCGCCAGAAAACCATCAACGAGGGTTGAGTCTTCGGTCAGGTCAGTCAGTAGCCACAATTCAGGCGGCGTTAACTGGTGTGGCTGTTCCGGGTTTAGCTTGTTGCGTAACGTCTGAATATTCATACCCGCACGCTCGGCCAGTTTCGCCATGTTGTGACGCTGCGCAAAAGCCCGGCACGCTTCGTCATAGTGGGGATGTTTGGAAATCTGAAAATCAAACATGGTTAAGTTCCCTCTAACTTGCATAATCAAATTCAGTTAAGAGCGGTGCGCTGGTCGATGTAGCGACAATCAATCGCTTGCTGGGTTAGTTTGTCGCGCCATGCTTTCACGTTTACGAGGGTGCGGCTTCGTTTACCGGCTTCCTCTTTGTTAGAAAAGTCTTTGGTCGGAGCTTTGAGAAGAATGCCCTCATCGAGCCATTGCCAGACCAGACGCTCGCTTACACCGCGAGTGGCAGCGAAGTCTTTCACTGTCATCGTGTCTGACATAGCGGAGCGAATCATTGTCTGCAGAGCTGGCAGCATGGCGGTAACGATGGCATCAAACTGTGTTGGATCTAACAGCAAAGTTTGATTTTGTGAGTTTTGCGAATGATGCGTCGAGATTGATTTTGCATCTGCCATATCGCATTATCTCCTGTTGTTTGAAATGTAGTGCAGTGGTGTGCATCTTGGTCGATGAGCACCAATATAGATCGCTAAATTTTTGTTGTAAACAAAATTATTATTGGTGTCATATGGCGAAAAATGATGTTGACGCTCCAGCCGCTCTGGAGCGAGTTCTTTCTGCATACGGTTTTAAGCAGCAAAAGGAACTAGCTGAAAGGCTTGGTATTCATCCGAATAACGTAAGTAGCTGGCTTGCAAGAAACGTAATTCCAAGCAACGTTTTCGTTGAATGTTCTCTTGATACGGGGGCTGACCTGCGATGGCTGGTTAATGGTGAGCTTGCAAATGCAAACTTTAATGCAGGGCAAGTAAATCTCAAAGGCAAGGAACTCTATGATGAAATCATGGCAAATGGTGGAAGGGCGGTTTTGCGTCGTATTCTCGATGCCTATGGTTTTACGATGCAAAAAGAACTGGGAGATTTATTAGGTATTTCTTCCGGCACTATTAGCACTTGGGTTAGGCGAGACTTTTTCCCTGGCGATGTGGTTGTGACCTGTGCACTAGATACCGGCGTATCGTTAGAGTGGCTATCTACAGGCAAAGGCCAAATGCGAAACGGTAAAGAGGGTGAGTCACTTACAACCTTAACAGTGAGAAAATGTCGTCTTGAAGCTGGTGAGTTAAAAGATATAGGGCGTTGGACTCCAGACCTTTCAATGGTTCCTGCAAACATTGATGACCTGGTCTTTATTGATGGGGTTGGCGCATCTTGGCTTGTTGATTGTTCTAACTCAAAGATAGGAAATGGTCGTTGCCTTATTGGCATTGATGGGGCGCTCGATGTTTTTGACGTAATCAGGATGCCAGGTGGAAAGGTCAGGCTTTCAAATAAGGCTGCTGAGTTTGAATGTAATTTATCTGATATCACACCATCAGGTGCAGTTATCTTTACCTTAGAAAGGCATGTTTAAGGAGTGGTAATGAAAAAGTTTTTATTTGGAATGGCCTGTATTGCCTTCTCTTCCTCAAGCTTTGCTGCTGAAAAGTTCAAAGAGATTGATATTAAATCTTTTGGTGATAAATGGCCGCTGACCTTTGAGCATGCAAAGGTATCTTGTGTAAATCGTCACTATGTTTTTGTTTATGACATTGATACGGATGAACGATATCCCTTAAGCGGTATGGCTAAAAACGCCGTCAAATCAGGAAAAATGGAAGGGCGAGACTTAAAAGAAGTGCTTAAAAAAGACCCTAACGATCCATTAGAAAGCGCTGATATTGGCCCGATTTTCAGTGAAGCGATAGCGTTGTGTGAATAATTTTTTTGGCCTCGGTGTAGCTATGACAGTAAGTAAGCAAAAAAATGGTAAATGGTTATGCGAGCTTTATCCAAATGGCCGAGAAGGGCGGCGTATACGCCGTCAATTCAATACCAAAGGCGAGGCCGAGGCCTTCGAATCATTTACCAAAAGCGAGAGTGAAGATAAGCCGTGGCTCGGCAAGAAAGAAGACCGCCGACGCTTAAGTGAGATTATTCAGCTTTGGCACAATTTGCACGGTCAGGCGTTAGTCGCCAGTAAGTCGCGGTTAGCTAAGCTTCAAATTGTATGTAACGGGTTGGGCGACCCTATTGCATCTCGTCTTACCGCTAAAGATTGGGCTCATTACCGTGACCGCCGATTACGTGGCGAAATAGACAACGGCTATCACAAAGACCCGGCGAAATGGATCGCCAAACCGATAACTGTCAATCGTGAGCAGCAGTACCTCGAAGCGGTGTTCAATGAGCTACGACGATTAGGTGAGTGGAGTTTGCCCAATCCACTGGACGGGATTCGCGTATTCAAAGAAGCTGAGAAAGAAATGTCCTGGCTAACTTTGTCCCAGCTCCCGGAGCTGTTCCGAGCCTGTGAACAATATGGCAAAGAAAATCTTACGATGATTGTTAAGGTGTGCTTGGCAACCGGCGCACGATGGGGAGAAGCCGAGAGACTTACACGTCCCCAACTTTCCCCCTGCAAGCTGACTTTCACCAAAACCAAAGGTAAGAAGAATCGCACGGTTCCGATTCCTAAATGGCTGTACGACGAGTTGTCCGAACGCCAGGGTAGAATGTTCAAGCCATGCTATCAGGACTTTAAGAAGATGCTCAAGCTAACGAACATTGAGCTGACCGAAGGGCAGAAGACTCACGTTTTGCGTCATACTTTTGGTGCGCATTTTATGATGAACGGCGGAAATATACTGGTGCTGCAGAAAATACTCGGACATGCCAACATTCGAGAAACAATGAAGTATGCGCACTTTGCTCCTGACCATCTTGAGCAAGCTGTTACCCTTAATCCATTGTCGCTGTATGTTGGCGACAATATGGCGGCAGAGCTTGCATGA